CATAGAAAAGGTTTTAAGAAAACTTAACGGTAAATCAAGATCTCAAATGGATGCCGAACGTATATCAACGAGGTATTCCGACTTCTACAATTCCGACCAAACAAGTAGCGAGGATGCACCTATTGAAATAGTCACAAGATATGAAAGAGATAGATGGGTGACATTCGTGCCTGATGCACATGAGGTCATAAGAGTTATAGAAAATCCACATCAGAATGGGGAGCTTCCTGTTGTTTCAAAGCATTGTTTCCCATTACTTGATGACTTTTTCGGACTTGGAGATATAGAAAGAGGCGCAACACTACAGCTCGCATTAAACTCGCTTGTTAATCTGTACTTTGATGGTGTGAAGATGCAACTATTCCCGCCTTTACAGATAAACACGGACGAGGTTATCGCATCCTCAATTAGAATGCGCCCCGGTCAAAAGATGTATGTAGATAGACCCAATGTTTCAGTTCAGCCAATGGCCCTTTCAAATCAGAGTTTACAGACATTCCAATCATCCTATAACTTTTTGCTTGCAGCTTTAGAGAATACTAACGGAACCTCATCCACTACAGTCACACAAGGTGCTGATATAACTCAAGGTAAAACACCCCAAGCCTTAAGGATGCAATCGGCCAGAGAGAACACAAGGGACATGATGGATAGATACCAAATGGAGGTGACCGTTCAGGATGTCATCGAAAAGTTCATCAATCTTCAAGCAAACAAGATGGAGGCCCCGCTTGTTCTTTCAATGTTCGAGGAAGAAGTAAGAGAAATAGCCAAAGACTTGCCCGATGTTGTTGATCTATTCGAGGACGGTACAGCAGGTAAAGTGACCATCTCAAAGGATAATCTAAAAGCTAAGTACAGATTCGAGGTAGATTCAGGCTCGATGCTTAGAAAAGACGATGAAATGGAGCTTGAAAATCTAAATACTATGGTCTCATCTGCTTTGAATGGCGCAATAATAAACCCCCAAACAATGCAGGTTACATCCCCACTTATTGAACTTCTTAAGCAAAGCGGTAAGCGTTTGGATGTTGGCGAATTGTATAAACAATGGGGCATTAAAGCTGCCGTTAATGATTGGGACAAGATAATTGTCGAAGAAGATAACCAAAGCGAACTTGCCGGGAATCAGGGCGTTGGTTTAGACCAAATAGATAGCGAACTCGCACAATTTGAACAGCAATTTGGCTCCGAAGAACAGGGGGAAATGAATGTCTGATACATCCGCAGTAACACCTAATAGTTTAGATTTTATTAAGTTCATTAAAGAGGTCAGGGAAGAAAAAAAGACCAAAGTTACCAACGCAGACAGGGATATTGCTTTACTTGGGGAAACCGAGGGCTGGAAACATCTCAAAGAGTTTCTTTTAAGGCGCAAGGCAAGGCTTTTGGAACTTAAAGGTATGAACTTAGACGGCGCAAGTTACGAGGAAATGGGTAAGTTGTTCTACTTTGCACGCCTTGTTGGTGATGAGATAGACGCGATCATCGGTAAGGTGGAGAACACAAGAAAGGTCGTAGATGGAGAATGAAGCTGTTGAAGTTGAGGATAATGATTGGGGTTCTCACGATACTACTAAGGAACAGCGTAAGAAGCGTGCTGATGAGACTTGGGAAGCACTTAAAAGAGATTGGGTAAAAACAGAAGAAGAACCCTATGAAAACACGATAAGTGGTACGTGGGTGCAACGAGGGCCTTACCTTGTAAATAAAAGCGCAAAGCTTGAATTCGCAACCTATATCGGGGTCAATAAACGACTTGTAGGAATTGACGCAAACGGTAAGCCTGTGCTAGAAGACATACATTGAAAGCTAGTATCTGATAAGGCAGGAACTAGCCTTTAATGGCTAAATAGACAACGACCTTATACAAGGAGCTGTGATGTGCAGAAACGCACAAAACGGCTCTTTTTTTGTTGTCAAAACCGTAGCAGCCTGACGGTAGACCGTAAGTGGCGTGTAACCAATTAACAAAGAGAGGAAGTACGAAATGGCAGACGAACTTCAGGAGGAATTGACTCCCTCGGAGGCACCCCAAGAGGAAGCCCCGGAAGAAGTCACGGAAGAACAAGCCCCCGATCAGGGCGATGAGTCAACCGAGAACACAGAGGTAGAGAGTAACGAAGGTTTATCGGAACGCGGCCAAAAGCGTTTTCGAGACTTAGCAAACAAGGCAAATAAGGCCGATGAGCTGGAAAAGAAGCTTGCCGAACTAGAGCCGCTTGTTGCCAAGAAACAGGAAGTAGACCCGCTAAGGGCGTTAGAGGACTTTGAACCCAAACTTACAGGGGATTACGAGTTCGACATAAGAACTGTTGAGGACAGGGCAACTAAAAAAGCTATCGAGTCGGTACAGAAAGAACAGGCGAAAAAGGAAGCACTCGTTCGGGATGTCCTTGCGTGTGAAGAAGCATACCCGGAACTCCGTAAGGGTTCGGAATCCTACGATGAGCAGTTATCGCAGGAAGTCATTAACTTCTACAACGATCTAAAGGCAATAAACCCCGATGTTCGCTTAAAAGCAGTTGTGGATAGGATCATGCGTGTTAAAGGTCACGTTGCTGAAAAAAGCAAAGAGCAAGTTGCTCAAACCATCCGCAAGCAGGAAAGCGAGGGCGCACTATCGCCTACAACAGCTCAAAAGAACGACCGAAAGCCTGAAGAAATGAGTCTTGAGGAAATAGAACGAGAAGTTGGCACAGTTCCGATGTATTGAAAGGTTGTGAAAGGAAATGTCTAGTACTACATCAACGCTTAGTCCGTTAATGCAGACCTATTACGATAAATTGTTTATCGATATGGTCAGGCGTAAAGCCATAATGGAGCAAGGTTTACAAAAAAGACCTTTGCCTCAATCTAGTGGTAAAGTTGTTTTCTTCCAAAGGTATTCACCTTTAGCTTTGATAACATCAGCTATAGGTACTGAGGGAGATAATCCAAGTGCAGTCAATTTGTCAGCCACTAACGTATCCTGCACAGTTGAAGAGTTTGGTTCATACACAAAGATCTCGAAGCTTTTAAGCTTAACAGCTATCGATCCTAAGATGAAGGGTGCTGTAGAGGTCATGGGTATAAACGCAGGAGAATCAAGAGATGCCCTTGTCAGGGTAGAGCTTGACAACGGTACTGCCCAACTTGCAAGTGCTAAATCAGCTTTGTCGAATATTGCCGCTTCGGACGTGTTTGATGCTGATGAGGTAAGAATTGCAGTTAAGAATCTTAAGATCCAAAAAGCTATGAGATTCGATGATGGTTACTTCTTAGGAAAGACCCATCCATACGGTTCCTACAGCTTAATGGGAGATTCCACTTGGGTAAATGCTCACACCTATAAAGACGGAGAAAATCTTTACAAGGGTGAACTTGGAAGATTACACGGAGTAAGATTCATCGAAGGTAGTGAAGCTACATCAGCTTCTTCAACTACTACCGTGTACAACTCCTATATCCACGGTAAAGACGCAATCGCAATCACAGAACTTGAAGGCGATGGAAAGAAGATCTATGTAAAGATGCCGGGAGCCAACTCCACGGACAATCCTATTGATAGATTCTCAACCGTTGGTTGGGCTTTCTCTCAAGCCGTTAAGGTCTTGGATCCCAACTGGATTCGTGTTGTTAAACACGCCTAATCCCACTTGGGCGGGTGCAATTCCCGCCCTTTTTAAATATGAACAACTATTTTTGTTTTGATTGCTTAAATGACTTCAGGTCCGAACAAGAACCTTATTTGACAATTACAAACGAGTACGGAGAGTTTCCAGGCATTGATTGCCCTATATGCGAGGGACAGGCCAAGAAAGTAGGTATAGTATCAAAATTTAACGTATCCACAGGGATATCGGATAAGAGTAGAAGTAAAGACCTTGAGATACTTTCAGACTACGCAGGTAAGGGCATGAACAATGCAGGTCGTTTATTAAACGAGGTCTATAAGAAAGCCAAAGACGAGAACCTAACAAATATGCGTAAGGAGTTAATTGATGCGCATAAGTTCTCTAACGTGGCAAAGACAGAGGCTATAGAGTCAAAGATCAAAACATACGAAAAGGCCAAATATGGGAAATGACCCGGATTGACAAAAGCTAATTCCATGTAAAGATACGCGCAGGAGAGACTATGAAAATATGCGCTTTAGAGACACATTCAAACGGAGGCACGCGTACATCCGCAGTTGACTATTGGCGTGTTGTTAATCCCTTAAAACACACCAAGTTTGATATCGATTTTAAAAAGAATCTTATTGATGACACGGATTTAAGAAGTATTGAAAGAAGTTGGGTCGCTTTGGGGGAGAGTTATACCCTTTTATACTCATCCTACATAGACACGCTAAAACCCTATGCCTACCTCAGGGCGATCCAACAAAAGTACGGCCTAAAACACATAATGGACCTGGATGACAACATATTTGACGTGGATGAGATGTCCCCTGTTGCG